TGATGTTTGGCGGACTAGCTGCTGTAATGAAGAACGCGCATGGTGAGCAAAGCAAGGAATACGCGGTGATGTTCTCTGTTCAACGTGGCTTTGCAATTGCTAGCGCTGGACTAGCTATGTACCAGTCAATGGCCGAAGCGACAAAGGCAGGCTGGCCGGCAAGCATACCATTGTATATCAAAGCTGCAGCGCAAGGCGCGCAGCTCATAGGGCAGCTAACATCGCAGTCCTACAGTGGTGGCTACGATTCAGGCGGGAACATTGCCGGAGGCTCTTATGGCGACGTAGGGGAGCGTGGCAATCTCGAATTGGTTAGCCGCCCAACGCGCGTGAATGGTCCAGCAACAGTGATCGGAAGCCGCGACACTGCTGCTTTGCTTGGCGGTGGACGTTCGCTCCGCATTGTCAATGCCTTTGAGGGAGGCGAAGCTATACGTGGTTTCCTGGGCTCGACTGCAGGCGAACAGGTGATCGTAAACGTAATTCGACGCAATAGCGCCGTAATTCAGTCATTGCTACAGTAGTGACCACATGGAAGTCTGGCAATATCCACCGCAGAACAACGTCATTGAAAGCCTAGAATGGCTTACCGACATCATTCACTGTCGCAATGGCGAGTTTCGCGCATGTACACGCCGCTTTCCTCGACAAGAGTTTTCGTTTCAGCATCAATTCGACGAAGGCACCTATGGACTTGCTCGTGAAAAACGTCGCATTGTAGGCGGTTCACAGCTCTACGTACCTGATTGGCCGCGCATGGCCACGATTCCCGCCGTCAACGCGGGCACGGTAACCTTGCCCGTGGATACTGCGCACGCTTCGTCTTTCAAAGTTGGCGGTGCTGTGCTCGTAATCGAAAGCACAACGTTGTACGAAGTACACACAGTAAGCGATATCGGCGATGGTACAATCACAGTTAGTGCTTTGACCCATAGCTACAGCCGACCCTTAGTGGTTCCTTTGCGTGTCGGAACGTTTGTGCAACCATTAGCGGGTACAAGGTACGCAAGCCACTATGTCACTGCACACGCATTGTTCAAGATTACTGCAACAGAAGATATGATCGATGCGACTGCAACTGTGCTGCCTACTTATCTCAACTGGCCAGTGATTTTGTCAGCTCGCGAATTGATCAATAGCAGTGAGGATAGCGTTGATCGCGTAGTTGAGACATTAGATTCAGCTACGGGTGGACTAGCAAATTATTCGTTGTATTCCTATGCACAGACAAGCATGAGTGTAGCATTGACGGCGCAGACTTCTCAGCAAGCTATTGATTTGCGATCGTTGTTGGCCACGCTGTGCGGAAGGTGGAAAGCGTTTTGGCTTCCGAGCAATAACGCCGACTTTACACTGACGAAAGACATTGCCGACGGTGAGGATTTTGTGCAGGTTGCTGCTGTTGGCTTTGCAGCAAGCTACGGGCTTGGAACTGACATAGGCATATTGACTAAAGTGGGAGGCATCATTGGCTTACGCATTACGAGCGTAACCACTGAGATCCCAGGAAACGAGCGATTGCACTTCACAAGCGGTGCGTTTGCTGGTAACTTGGCTATCTCACTTGTGGACAAGGTATGCACGCTAACGCCGTCTCGCCTAGATGCTGATCGCATTGAATTGCAGTATAAGCCTGGACTTGTCTTGACTGTTGTAGTGCCCACACAAGAGGTACTTGCACCATGAGCTATGCGAGCAAAGAATTGTCAGTCCAGGATTCAATGCCTGTATGGCTTGTGCGCTTTGTACAAGGTGCAGTTACGTATCAGTACAATACCAGCAACGAATCGTTGACGCGACTGGCTTCACTGTGGAATCCCGCTGTGCTTGTTCTAGGCGATATCGAGATCACGGGCGAAATTCCAAAGAGCACGCTTGCCCTAAAGTTGCCTTATGACAATCCGCTAGCCGCAACGTTCATTGGCTACTCACCCGATGTAATCACGACAGTAACTGTATGGCGAACGCACGCAGACGATACGGATGTGCGTGTGCTTTGGAAGGGTCGCGTATTGAGTGCACCTGTTGATGGTCACATAGTTACGCTTAATTGTGAGCCTGTGTTTTCATCGCTAAAACGTCGCGGATTGCGTCGAGTGTACCAGCGAACATGCTCTTTTGCGTTTTTCGAGCGAGGCTGCAATGTGGATCCTGATGACTACAAGCACACGCTTACTGTGACAGCTGTCAATGGCGCAGTTGTCACAGTGACGGGGGCGAGTGCTTACGATTTGGCAAGAGGAACGTTGCAAGCACCTGACGGGACGATTCGTATGATTGTCAAGCAAGCGTTGAATGTGCTAACGCTCATGCGTCCGATTCAGTCACTTGCACTTGAAATGGCCGCACATCCTGGCGGCTTTGCTGTCGATTTGTTTGAAGGATGCCAGCATACTCGTTCTGCGTGCACAGCCAAGGGTAACCTTGGAAACTATGGCGGCGAAGAGCGCATTCCTGCCACTAATCCTATGGCCAATCCAATTGCTATGAGGCGCGCATAATGCTTCAATACGCACTGCTTGCTATTGCCGTCGCGGCCGCAGGTTATCAGTTTTACAAGATGGTAACCGCTCCATTTCCATATTCTGCGCAGGAATGGGGCGATTGTCCCAAAGCAGAGGAAGGGCTTCCGATTCCTGTAGTCTTTGGAACGGTCATGATCGCGTCGCCAAATATCACTGGATTTTCGGATCAATCAGACGAGCCCGATACGCAGTTTGATCCGCCTTCAATTCATTACTACGCCGCCGTACAGTTCTCGCTTTGTCATGGTTGCATTGACAAGCTAGTGAGCGTATCGGTAGGTGGCACTGAGATTTGGCGCGGACCTCACGAAGACGGCGCTAGCGTGTTTGATCCTTTGACGCAGTTTTACTTGAGTGCTGAGTGGTACTCTCCTAGTGATGGTGATGGCGTACAAGGTCAGTTCGTGCTCGAACGTGGCTACCTGCGCACGACTACCGACGACGGGACAATTGCAGATTTGGCGGACTCCTACCTACTTTCAAAGATCGGCGGCTCAAAGGTTCCAAAGAGTCATGGTGTGGCGACGCTCAAGCCGTGGACCCCTTGGTATTTAGGCAATGCTCCGGCGCTCAAGCCATGGGCCTTTCGTGTGCAACGCATCTTTCGCACTGATGGCGGGCAGGCTGCGCAGTGGTATCCTGCGAAAGCTGCGATCGTGCTTGGCCGCAATCTTGAAGATAAGTGGAAGTGGAAGGTGCAGGCAACAGTTGATACAACTGACTACAGCGCCGTGGCCTACGATGATTCGGAGTGGGACGAAGGCCCGGGTGGTTTTGGCAATGAAGCCGTAGGCGCCTATGGCCAAGGTCGAGATCCGTCGTGGGCGTCACGCGTGCCCAAAGTTGGAACATGCATTGCTGACAACAGTAATGCATGGTCGTGGAATGGACAGCAAAGCCCACCGCACGTAGTGGCTGGTACAAAGCTTTGGCTTCGCCAAGATCTCGGGCCTTTGCCCGATATCGGTTTGTACGTGCGTTGCTATCATGACGATAGCGCTACGCTATGGTTCAATGGCACAGAAGTTGCACTCGCGCCTGTTGTCTCGAAGGATTTGCAATCTAATGTGTTCAATTCCATTGGCAGCATTGCCAGGAATTTGATTGTGCCCAATGGTCCGAATGTGATTGCATATCGAGTAAAGGACAGTGTTCCGACGGGTACTCCGAAGTACATCTATGCAGGTGTATCGGTTGGCATCGATCCTACAAGCTACGCTGCCACGTGGGATATGAATTTTGCGCATATCATTCGCGAGATCTTGACGGACACAATTTGGGGCATGGGCTATGCGACTGCCGATATCAACGATACTTCGTTTACTGCTGCAGCGGACACTCTGTACAACGAAGCTCTTGGCGGATCTATTCTATGGGATGCACAGTCTACGTATGAGGAGCTTTTACAGGCAATTCTTCGTCACATTGATGGTGTTTTGTATGTTGATCGGATTACCGGTCAATGGACACTGAAACTTTTGCGTGACGACTACGATATCGACGATTTGCTTGTGCTTGACTACGACAATGTGGGTAGCGTGCAGAACGCTATTCGTAAAAGCACTGCAGAATTGTGTAATGTTGTTACGGTCAAGTACAAGCGTGCTCCACTTGGCGACACCGCATCTGCTACATTCCACGATTACGGGCTTATGCAAGAGCAAGGCGGATGGGTTAGCGAGACAGTTGAGTTTCCGTTTTTGACCAATGCTCATTCGGCGAACCTTGTCGCCCAGCGTGCTCTCAAGGCGAAGTCCACACCCGTACAGACTTGCACACTTGAAAATTGTAGTCGCGAGGCTGCTGATCTCAATTGGGGAGACGCATTTGTGCTCAACTGGCCAGTGCTTGGCATCAATATGCAAGTTATGCGCGTATTGTCTATCAAGCTTGGCAATGGAACGTCAAGCTCCGTTACAATTGAGTGCGTAGAAGACGTGTTTTTTACGCCTACAGAGCCCCTTGTTATTCCAGGGGGAATTGCATGGCCGCCGCAAGTGCTAGGCCCGATGCCTGGCACGACTTCGCAAACTACCTACAAGACTGTGCGGAAGTACGATCCTTTGGATCGCGGCAGTGTTAAGTGCGTCTTTGCAACTCCTTCTGAGGGTGCTTTGTTTGACGGATGGACAGAGACTCCGGCGGGATCTGGCATCATGGTTCGCGACTACACAGGACCGTTAACTAGCGCTTTCTTTGACGGCGTTGACCCCGACACGAGTAACCACGCAGGTTCGGCTCTGGTTGGCTTGACGGTGCTCGCAGAAAAGGCAACTGACAACTATGATCGCGCTTTGTCTGGCCCTTATGTGGTGAAGGATATCGGTCAGTATTGGACTGAAGGACCTCCTGGGGTTTGGGTACCAACATCGACGCATGCGACACTCACGCGCCACGCTGACTATGCTGTGGCATCTGCTTTTGTGCCGAGCATGACGTTCTATGTACTTGAAGGCAACGTATACGCGCATGCGTATGCGACGCTAGCTAATCCGTGCACCGATCTAGGCAGTGACGATTTGCTTTGGTCCTATTCTGCTGGCGAGACATTCGACGATGGCGCGGAGTTGCTCACCGAGGCTGAAATCGCGCAGTCAAGCGTGAGCAACGAAGTCATTGACATCACTGTCACAATGGCCAGCGGCACAGCTGATTTTGACATCGCGTTTCTTTCACGAGTGCTCGGCGTAGCAAGCATTCCGGCTGGCCCGTGGACATTCATTGCTGAGGCCGCTTGGCTCACGACAGATGATCTTGATGCTACAATTGCACTTGGCTGGAAAGTGTACAGACACAATGATAGTGGATCGGTTTTGCTTTTTGAAGCGCTTACTGCTGCAATTCACAATACCGTGCCTGAGCCTAAGCGAGTGCTCTACGATGCTGCTGCGTTTTCGATACGTGAAGACGAGTGGCTTGTATTGATACCTTGTCTTCACACAACATCGAGCAGCGCAGTGACGCTACACTTGCGCTACAATAGTCCATCACGAGGAACTGGCGTCACTATTCCAGTTGAAGCATACAAGAAAGACATCACTCGGCGAATTCTTG